CTGCATAAGTTGTACTAGCATCTCTAATACCCTGCGATTTTTTACCCTGCGAGGACTTTGCTCTATGTAGATGTGCGCAGTATACGCATACTGCATGTATCAGATCCGTATCTGCAGAGGTAAATCCGAATGTTCCATAAACTTTATTAGCTTGAAATCCTCTAGAAAATCCGATAGTAGCTACATTCTCTTTTAATATGAGTCTACCAGCTTTCTTATCTATATCGTATTCTGCAGAGGTTATCTCTGTATCTGCTCCGTATACTCTAGTAGCATCTGCAAAAACAGATGTTATAGATATGATCGGCTTTATAGGGAGCAGTAGTAGGTTTTTATTTGTGTATGATGGGCTATCTACATATACAGTATAGATCGCCGATCCCAGAGTAACAGATAGAGCATTATCAGGAGGAGGAAAACCTAGAAACCTCCCTATAATGCTCTCTACTCTATTGATTAGATTAGATAGCTCTGTATCTGCTCCTGATCCGGTGAGTTCAGGCAGATACTCTTTTAATGTAGCAACAGATACTAGAGCCATGTTTATCTTCTCAAAAAATTATAGGTTATAGCCAAATACTACGTTTTTCGCAGAGTCGCTATCCATAGTATCAAACGTAACACGTTCTGTAGCTACCAAATGATATGCGCCAGTTTTAATATCTTTTTCTTGCTCTACTTGTACTCCTCGTCGAGCGAAAACATTCCAAGAATCAGTATTAGCCAATAACAAACCTGTTTTGGTGGTAGTAACGTTATCAAAGATACCTGATGCATTCATATCTGCAGACAAAAATCTTGACATTACAACAGGAATACCGAAGATAGATCCGATCTGACCTGACAAAATAGTAGCATTAGGGCCAAATTTATCTACAGTGATTAACTGATCTAATCCTAATACATGTTGAGTAATAGCTTCTGGAGATGCGATCAATACACGAGATGCAGTCGCAAATTCTCCTGCTACTGCTACCATTTCTAAGAATTTTGTAATGGTAAGAGAAGAGATATCTTTTGTACTGCTACGATCAAAAGCTTGAGCTCGAAGACCAGTAAACAGTTTACGATGATCCGCAGATGTTCCTAAACCACTAGATCCCCATCGACCCCGAATGTTCCAGTTAGCGATAGTATCTTGATGAGTACCAGCAGAATCACCATTGATAATGGCATCTTCGAACGCATCTGCGAGATCTTGAGCGATCTGTTTTTGCATAGCTGGCAACAAAAGAATTGCAGAATCTTCTGTAAGATCTTCATCTAATACATAATGAGTAGCCAAACCTTTAGCATTAATAGTTTTTTGTGCAGTTACTGGAGTAGAGGCAGTATAGTATGCAGGATTATCTACAGTTACTTGACCTTTAATATAAGGACGACCACCACGATCCAAGCGAGGAACTAGCATAGATGCGCTTGTCATTTCGATTTGTCCAAAAAGAGATCTAACTACTTTGGGCAATTGATATTGTTCGTGCAACATAGCCAAAAATTGATCAGGTACTAACTCTGCACCGACACCAGCTCCATCATACATAGATTTCTCTACTGCAGATCGGATAGATCTAGGAGCAAGGGATAAATGTCTTTTGATCATGGCATCAGTTTTAGGAGTTACACCTTTAATCAGCATCTTACCTAACAATGATTTTTGCTCTGCCAATTTCTTGAGATCGATATGCCATTGAGACATGTTCTCTGTAGTATCTAGAAGACCGTCTTCTACTAATCCGCCCTCTACTTTGCCTCTGCTCAATCTGATAGATCCATCTGGATTGACAAATTTTTTCAAGTTATCGTCAGTAGATGTAACCTCATAGCCGATTTTTGTAGATGCCTCTTGCATTAAACGAACCGCAGTATCGAGAGATTTCACTTTCTCATCTAATCCGTTCATCTTTTTTGTATTGTCTTTTTGAATGTCATTCAATTGTGCGATAATTTGCTCGCCCATTTTTTTAATTTCCATAGTAATCTCCATGTATTTATTTGGTGTATTGTTTAAGGTTAGATAGTATATCTGATAGAAAGTTTTTATTCTCGTCTATAGATTCTTGCTGATCTGCTGGAGGCTCTTCTGCTGGGGGAGGCTCTATAGGAGTCTCCTCTGCAGGCATATCCTCATGTTTTCCTGCAAAAGTAACTACATAATCTCCGTTATCTAGCTCTTCTACAGATAAAATATGCTTAATCTCTTCTACGATCATAGATCTAATAATGTTTTTTAATCCAATTCTAGTTTCCATATTTTTGCTCAAAGTTGCCATGTTATTTGCAGGAATGGTTACTATAGATACCTCTAGTAACTCTTGTTTACTAAAAAATTGTCCTCTGGTACCATAAGCATAATGATCTTTTGGGAGATCTGCTCTAGATTTTGCCTCTAGAGGCTGAAACCCTACAGATACTGCAGAGATATATCCGTTTTTTACTTTACTCTCTATCTTCTGTGCATCAGGATCGTTCTGATCAAAATTTACATCGATCATCAGTTGTCCATCTTTCATATATACAGTACCTTTACCGATAGGCAAAGAGTTTGCATTATGATTATATAGCACTACTGGATTTCTAGAGTACGCAGATAGATCCCATCCATCTTGATTAATCACATCGCCATATCTATCTATAGTAGCAGTAGATGCGATAAACGTAACTTTATTATCTGCTATCTCTCTAACTGTAAGATTTTTGTATTCCATATATTATCTCCTATGCATATAGATTATTACACTATTTTGATCCATTGTCTATACTATTTACGGCTAGTATATATCTTATAACACTGGTCTTTACTATCAGGTATCTTCTCACAATGTTCTATCATATACTGCGAATTTGCTATATTACTGATCTCCTCGCACTCTTGCCCAGAGGTTTTACTATCGATCCCTCTACTCATCATCCTGCAAAACATTTCCCTACAGAGTAAATTATCGTTACTTTCTATATATTCTTTTGAGCAAGGAATAAATAATAAATCTGTATCTGTGAGTTGTTTAATTATTTCTTGTTGCTCTTTTGCTACATCTTCTGTAGGAGTGATTATTATCGGAGGAGCTGGAGGAGGATCTTTTTGTGTTATGAGATATGTAGATCCTGCTCCTACTATGAGAGAGGCTATAGATACAATAATATATATTTGCATAATTTTTTAATCCTTTATTACTGGGGCTATGGTACATCTGCAATTGATATCCATTGCAGGTACTCCAAAATTTGAGGGAGCAGATCCTCGATACCCATTAACCTCAAAATCTTGAGTTACTGGTATCGGAGCATCTAGATCTAGCTCTCTATGCTCGTCTCTTACTTTTCCATCTCTACTAGAGATCCATTCTTTCATAACTTGCACATTTTCCGTTTTTTCGAAGAGCTGATAAGATTGTACAGTAGATTCATTTATAGATCTAGTTGCCTCTGTTTGCGCTATCATCATAGATCGAGCATCCGAGAAAGATGTAGCACTTTTTATATTTTTGGCTATCTGCTCATTAGATAGACCCTGCTCTATACCAGTCCTAACTATTTCTTTTACCTCTCTCTCTGTAGTATCTACTATCTCTGTAGCCATCTTCGAGATCATAGGATCGGAGAGGGATCGTAGTCCGAAATCTAGATCGAGAGGTCTAGTTTTTCCTGTCAATGCATAAAGTTCTGTCAGGTTATCGTTTCCGGTAAGAGTCCATATACTGCTCCATACTCTACCGATACTATCTTTTATAGCCTTAATCTCTATAGCTCTCCCTAGTAGCTGGGAGTAGTTTATATTTTTCTCTTCGTATGATTTATTTTGTATCGCATTTATGAGAGTAGAAGATCGAAGAGCATATCTAGTAGAGGCAGATAGCAGATAGTTAGTACTAGCAGTATTTAATGCGTTCTGCGATGGTTCTAGGGCTTTAACATTCCATTGATGCCAGTAGAGATCTTTCTGCTCCTGCGATCTGAAGGATCTTTTTTTTGCATCTAGTCTTCTCTTCTCATCCGAGATAACCTTTCTCATGTGTGATAATCCACGAGATCCTACTACTAGCCATTTTATTTGAGCTACTACACCATTGAGCCGATAATCATCGAAATGTCTAGCTCCCCATGCTTCTCGTAAACGGATTGCTAACTCTTCTGTATCAGTTTGGGCTATACTAGAGGATCTTTCTGCTATCGGTAAGAGCCTCGAAAACTGAAGATTCCCTAGTATATTCCCTGCTCTTTTCCATATCTCTGGATACTGCTCTTTAAGCGATAGAGCCTCCTGATATGGAAATCTCTCATAGTTTGAATTTCGTAGAGCTACCTCTTTATCGTCTCCATCTTCAGGAAAATTTGTAGGGTTATTATCTCCTACAGATCCTCTATGAATTGTAATATTTTTTTTTTGATCTACATTGTAGTTTATCTCTAACTCGAGTAGATCTATATCATCATAGTCTAGAGTATCCTCTGTATCTTCTTCTGTTTTGCACAATTGCTCTATAGATCTAGCTATCATATCTGTAGGATCTATAGATTGCGTAGTAGTATCTGCTACTGCTACCTGCTCCAAAAATGGAGAGTTATCTAGCCCCTCATAATTGTAGGCATCTGCTGGAGACATACCATTAAGGATATGATATTGCACTCTCTGTAACTGTGCAGATCGCATATCTTGCAAGGCATCGACATCGGAAAAATCGATCATACACCAAAGATCAGGAGAGAATAATCTAGCGATCTTATTTAATAGAAACTCGATCTTTTTTGATCTCTGTTTTTGTATCTGCCAGTAAGTAATAGAGGATTGTCTCGCAGTCGCGTAATTTGCGTCAGGTAGTCCTAGAACAGTAGAGGGTACTCCACATACTGCAGATATATTCTCTCTAGCCAGTGTTCGCAGAGCTTGAAATTCAATGTCTCTTGGAGATAGTGCTAGAGTATCTACTTTTATCTGACCTGATAATGCCATAGCTCCTCCATCTTTCGTCATAGATCGATAGCTCTGCATGATGTCTTCTCTTGTCTTCTTATCCCATATATCTGCAGGATCTTGAGGAGATAGTAAAACATCTGGTCTCCCTTGTTTTGATACTGCACTAGCCATTCGCTGGGCATTGAGATCGGCAGTAATCTCTTCGTTTAGAGCCTCTACTATACCCATGCCATATAGCTCGCCTCTAGCTCCTATATCCCATGATGCAGATCGGATATGTATCACTCTATCAGGAGGATATATTACAGTAGATCCTCCATCGCTATACTCATAGCCGGCGATCATCTTTATGGGATCTGGTATAATCCTAACTTGCTCTGGATGCAGACGATATAGGCTAGCAGGTCTAGATATATCTCCGATGATCAGTACATAAAGATTCCCAGTCATCATAATATCGACTACTAACTGCTCTATAAAAATATATTGATTATCTTGAGAGTTCGGAGTCTCGATGAGAGATATAAAAGGATCTTCATAGATCTGCTCGTCTTTACGATAGTACTTTATAGGCAGAGAGGCTATATCTTGAGAGGCTCTAGTAACACATGCATGAGTATATGCATGTTTGCCATATACTGACATACTAGCACGAGGAGAGAACGTAGGAGAGATCCCAAATGTGCTAGTCCATCCTGCTCCTCTGTTTACCTCTTTCGGATCTTGTACTGTTTTTAATGCTTTACTCTGAAATACAGATAAAAAGCGAGATAGCCAGTTAGATTTTTCGATTTCGTTTGCCATATAATCTCCTTATATGAGCATAGTATATCACCGATCTATCTAACTGACTATCTTTTGCAAAGTACAATTATTTATCTCTAAAATTTTGTGCAGTTATGGGAGAGTACTGCTAGATGCTTACATATCCTGCCTCTATATTGGAAATCAGGACAGGAGCAGAACCATGTACCATCTATATTAAGCTCTTGTATCCATTCTCCACATTTTGCAGATATGCCATAATCCGATCTTAGCCATGCTATCTGCTTACTATCTACCTCTCTTAATGCAGATCCTATTTTTTCTATATTATGCTTTTTGGGATCTTCGATTATTTGATCGATCTGGCTATTCCACATTTTAAGAATCAGACGATTATTTATTATTATAGAGTTTGGCATCTATTGATCTCCTCTATGATAAGTCTATGCTTAATCTTTCCTACTAGTCTTATTAGATAATTATTTATATCTCTTCGAAGAGCTGATCTAACTAGTATCTCTTCTGCTATTTCCATCGCCTCAAAAGTAGAGATCCCTCTATCGCTACACACTGTATAAATGATCTTTGTAAGGTCTATTATTTTTATTCCATCTATAGTCATATTATTTTTTACTCCACACTAACATTAACTTTTCAAATACATTCTCTTTTTTTTCCACACATATCAAGATCTCTCCAGTAACTAGTTTTATCTCACATCCTCTAATAGATTTATCATTATCTGGTACAGAGATATAGAGTATCTTATCTACTGCTACATAATAATGTTTTGTGAGATTCTCTTTTACTGCGTTATCGTGATCGTTATCTATACATAAGATTTTAATCATTTTGTTACTCCGTTTATTAGTTAGTAGTAGCAGGAGTAGTAATAGAACTCCTGCCACTGATAAGATTTATTATTATTTTCTAGCTAGAATATTAGCTCTTATTTTATAAGCGATCTCTAATAATCTTTTTGTATTTTCAAGATCACATGTAGAAAAGTGAAAATTATTTGTAGCAATTTCGTTTTCTAGTCTAGCAATTGTATTATCTATTGGCATCATATAAGCTCCGTTTATTAGTTATTACAGATTTTATTATCTGTATACTTATATATAGCATTTATATATACAAGTGTCAAATAAAATAATAAAAAATATCAAAAATCTTTTAGTACTTGCTTAATACTATCCACATAGAGATCTTGTTCCTTGTCTCCTGTTATCTTGCATAATGCCCTGATCAAAAAAGCATAGTATGCGATCTTAGGATGAGATACCCCTAGTATCCAGTTTTTTATATCTCTTCTGCAGATTCCTGAAATCTTGGATAGATAGGAAATATCTATATTATGAGTAGATAGATAGGAGTGTAGCCACGAACCAAAATGATTTTTGGGGATATATCGATCTATCTCTCTCATATATGTGCTCACTGGTGTAACTGCCATCGTTTTAAAAATGCAATCTCATATCGGAGAGCATCTAGAGCATGATCATCTTTTTTGATCGGTCTATCTCCTCCTGCTCCCTCTGCCCATCTGTATAATCTTAACTCTTTCAAAAGATTCTTACAATTATCGTGAATGATTAGATGTGTTTTTCCCTCTGCATCTATTGCAAGGCGTTCTTTTACATAGTTTATAGTCTCTACTACTCCGAGATGTTTTGGAGCTGGCTTATTATCTATATTGCACTCCCTCATAAGAGTTAGCCTCCCGTCTTTACTCTCTGGATCTGCTACTGTCCATCTATACTCCTCTGCATATCTCTTCTGTATCTGCTCTAGATTTCTGCCATTATCCAGAGTAGTCTTTTCTGTCATATAGTATTCTCTGTATACATGCAGTACATCGTCTTTCTCATCGTGTGCAAAATATAGGCAACAAAAAGGATTTTTTACACCGAAATCTATCGCTCTATCTCTAGCCCAGTCTGCAGGAGGTTCGAAAGATGGTACAACATGTATATTTATCGAAAACTCCGAGTATACTAGCCCCTGCTGATTTACAAATTCTCCGAATAGCCTAGATCGCTGGCTCTCATCTGACATGTGAGAGATAGATCTGCGCAGTTTTACGGAGGATACATAGGGATTATCTAGCCCTGATATATAGCTATATCCATATCCCCTAGTAATCTTGGATATAAATACATCGTGTACCCATGTTATCCCCTTAAGTGCAGTCATAGATAGCAGTACTCTCCCTTTATGATCTACACATCGGAGCATACATTCATCAAATATATCTTTTGGATGTTCCTCATCCAGTACTACTAACTTTACTGCCCCTCCCTGAAACTTTTCCCTCCCTGATTCTGCAGATAAAGAGAGGATCTTTCCTCCATTATGGAAGATCGCAGAGGCTCGATCCTGCGCTTTCCATCGTATATACTGCGTATTACTGGGAGCAAACTTTTCTATTTTTGGGCGAAGATATGTTAGGGCATCTCCATAAGATAGCGCAGAAATCCACACCTCTGCAGGATCATCTTGTATAAAGTCAGGAGGTAGCCCATTTATTTCTAGCCAGTCTCTAACACTGGGATCTTTTGCCCCTAGAGCAGTAGCTATAGCAAACATAACCACAGATTCAGTTTTACCAGATCTATTACCTCCGAAGATCCCATAAGCCTCTGACGTTATAGATCGGATCGCTCCCCATTGACTAGATCGAGATTCTTTTATATCGCAGTGTTTACATGTCCATAGATCATTCTCTACATATTCCATATATCTACCACATCCCCTAACTCTAGGAGATTTCGATCCTAGTCCATCCCATCTATGACAGATCGGAGTCCATAGTTTCGCAAGAGAGAGAGGAGTAGTCTGTTTTATTTTTTCGATCTTATCACTCAATTGCAGATATTTGATCATATCCTGCTTATTCATTCTGCTATCTGCTCTCTAATAATTTTATTCTTCATCGAGATCTATCGGAGGAGGCGATAGCACTCCGATCCTACTGGATACATCCTCTATCTCTCTTACTAACTGTGTAACCGTCATATTTTCAGGAGTTACAGAAATTTGCACTTGAGGAGTAGTCTGCCCAAACCCATATTTTTTCTCCAGTATCCACATCGCCGATCTTACATCTCCCTCTCTCATAGCTTTTTGTACTACCCCTAGAGCATATATACATGGAGATGCCTCTGCTCTCTGATAATCTTGGTAAAAGTCATAATAAATTCCTCTACTCTGCCCTTTTCCTTTAGATAACCAGTCATATAGAGTCGATTCGTCAATCTTGGCATATTGGCATGCTTGTCTCTTCGTAGCCCCTAGAGAGATAGCATCGAGGATCAGTTTTTTAACTTTTCCATCTAATTTTGATGGTCTGCCACTACTCATACAGATTATCCTCCTATAAATTTTATAGCGATTTCTTTATCCATTTTTTTTCCGACATATTCAAAAGGGTTACAGTATCTACTTGTCATAGCTATATGAGGTTTATTTTTATTTTTACAAATTCCTTTGATACCACAATTTCTCCAATTTTTAGATCTTTTATGAGCTTTAATGTATGATAGATGAGCTGGATAATTTCTAAATTCATATCCTATAGATATATAAGCAGATGCTATTGTTTCAGCTAAAATAAATGCTAATCCTAGTCCTTGCCAATCAGGGAGAATAACTATTCTAGATATTCTTTTTAGATTATTGGAAATACCAACATTATGCAATACTGCACAAAAACCTATTATATTATTATCAATGAACAAACCATAACATCGAGCCGACTTATTTAATGTATTGCTCATATAGTGATATTTACTGAATATTTTCCAGTAATCATATGAGACTCTCCTGATCTCTGCATTAATTTTTGGTCTTTGCCGAAGAGACCTCCATTCTAGAGATTGCTTACTAGCATCTATAATCCAGTCAGGTTGTAACCAGTCTATAATATCATAATGACATGATATTCCTACAAATTGTCTATCTTGTTTTCTAATTATTTTTTGTACTGAATGAGATCCGATTTTTGCTACTTGTCTATCTACTACAGATGTAAATTCATCAACAACAATTATATTATCTTGTTCTGCTAATCTTCTAGCTAGATCTATTCTAAATTTTTCTCCATTTGATAATACTGCATAATTTCTAAACCATGCTGGGATAGTATTAAATCCTACACTGCTACAAATAGAGCATATTTCTTCTAATGATAGACTTTTTGGGAAATTATCAATTACACTATTTTCATCCCATTTTATATCTTTTGATAAATATTCACTATATAAGTGATTACCTATGGTAGATTTTCCAGATCCTGATGGTCCTACAATAAGACCTACATTCCATTTTTTTTCATTTAATCCATTAGAATTTATATGCCATTCTAATCTAGATTTTTCTTCTATTGGTACATCGAACATTCCTGCAATTTGTTTACATCTTGTAGACAAATTTTGTTTATTTTCTATTATAATATCAATGGTTTGCATTTATATCCCTCTGCTTCTAATTTTTCGATTAACTCATATTGTGTTTCTTCTGTTAGATCTTCTATTATTAATTTATAAGTTAATTTAGGATCTTCTTCTATATATTGATCATTATTATCCAGTACATCCATAGTATCTATAAGATTAGATAGTTCCTCCTCCGAAAAGCCTAGAGTATCTAACTCTAATCCGAATCCATTCATCTCTGTAAGTATCTCGGATAGCAAATCGTTATTCCAATCTGCTTTTTCTCCGATCTTATTATCTGCGATCATCAATAGATCAGCATCTGCAGGATCTAGATCTAGATACCTTACTGGTACAGTAGATAATCCGAGCTTTATAGATGCCTTATAGCGAGTATGCCCTGCTATGATCATGTTATTTGCTCTTCTGGCGATGATCGGCGAAGAGAATCCGAACCTCTTTATGCTCTTCGCTACAGATTCTACCGCCTGATCGTTTACTCTTGGATTTCTAGGATTCTCTACCAGTATAGATATATCTACCCATTCGCCTACAGACTCTTTATTTTGCATTTTTCGATCCATCTTTATATAGAGATTCTATCGCTACTCGGATAACGTTAGATTTCGATGTTTTGGCTACTTTTGCTATATCCTCTAACATCTGCAGAGTTTTAGTATCTATAGTGATGCAGATAGGTTTGGTTTTATCTGCGCTCTTAAACTGCTCTAACCATGCGCTTTTTTTATCTTTCATAAATTATTTTCCTGTTCTGTTGATGAGATACTGACGATTAGCTATAAACTCTTCTAGCACTTTTCTAATGTAGATCTCTGGAGAGATATTATTATCTAGTTCTGCCAAAATCTTAATTTTATGGATCATTACTGGAGGTAGCTCTAGCAATATTTGATTCTCTTTTTTTGTCTCTATGCTGGCTAGCTCTGCTATCTGCTCTCTATCTGTATTTTTTATTTCTTTTGTTACTTTTGCCATCTTATCTCCTTAAGAAGATAGAGAGATTTCGCCGATGTCTCTATCTAGTATGTATGTCAATATATATATATCATATATCTATAGGATATGCAATAAATATATTTATTCGCTATCTATCTCTTCTGTAAAATCTCCCTGCATATCCTCAAAATCAAATACATAATTGGATGGAGGTGTTATTATCGCCTTATCTACTGTAGGCATGATAGTACCGGTTAGAGCCTCTGCCATGCTTTTTGGAGTGATATACATAGGTTGTCCATCTGTAGCGATACCTTTAGCCAGTAGTCTTTTATGTCGATAATACTTGATCGCATTTTGATGAGCCTTATCGTTTTTTGCCCCTTGCAGATACTCCTCTGGTAGCTCCCATCCCTCATCTGCGCAAATTTGTATCCCTATAAAAGTTTTGTAAATAGGATGCTTTAAGTTTGGTATATACTCACCCATCGAGGATAATGTACATCTGCCAGCTTTAACACGATCTGCCCATTTCTTTTCGCTCTGCTCTTTAGCAGATACTAGATAATGTCGATGATTTCTGTAGCTATAGTATATCTCACTGTTTTTGTGGAGATGCCCTAGATTAGAGACTAGAGTTGTATAGGGTATTCCTTTCATACACTTGCCAGCATCACATGTGCAAGTTGCCATATACTCGATCTCTTTATCCTTATCTTTATCCCATAGATACACCTGACGAAATCCTCCCTCTGTACCATCTGCATCTGTTCTACAATCGTTGCAAAACTTTTTACCGTTCGTGTAATCTCTTCTTTCCCATCGCTCCTGAAAAGCTGGTCTATTGCGTAGATACTCTGTTATCTGTGGCAGAGTAGGCAAAAATGCATGCATGTCATTCATAAGATAGTAATGTAGATTTTCTTTCAAAAATCCAATATCGAATCTCTCATATTTTGTGCAGTATAGACTGTGCTGGGATTTAAGCCAAAATAAGCTTTTCCCAAAATGATCGGATAAATTTGATAGGAATCTAAATAGTATTTTTTCTTTTGGTGTTACTGCCCATTCAGGATATTTTACATCGTTATTACTCATTGTGTTTTACTCCGTTTATTTTTATTTATGTTATCTCTTACTTTTGTCTGCACTATCCTACAAGTTTTATAGGATAGTTCGCTTTCTCTTTCTAGATCTTTAAGGCTATACTTTTTATTTGCGATCTCTAGTAGATAGAGCTGACAATAAAGCATGAGCCTTTTAGGATCACCTGAAGAGATAATCTCTTCAGGTACTATCGCATATAAGTTACTCATACTGATCTACGCATTACTGGATTATTATGATATAAATATTTTTGTACATCTAATATATCTGTATTTTCATTGTTGAATATTCTTCTAGAGAAAGCTCCATTTTTTCTATTTACAAAATCAATAGATAATCTATAATCTTCTGTGTTTTGATTTTTTTCTATGATAACTATTATTTTTGATCCAGTAGTTTCATTTATATGTGTTATATATACTGTGTTTTCTTCTTCATCTTCTAAAAATCCTACCTCTGCTCTAGTGTAGTATTCATTCAAATATGTTAGTACAGAATGATTATTATTTGTATATGCTGATAATGTATTAGTATTTATTTGATTCATTTTGTTACTCCGTTTTATTCTAGAGAATCATTCTCTATATATATAATATATACTACTTATATATATAAGTCAATCAAAATAATAAAAATAAATTAAAATAAATTATTTTTTCCAGATAGCAGTAGAAGATCGCCCCTTTTCCCCATGATATTGTGGCATCTTTTATTTTTCTCGGAGAGCTTTGCGTTTTAGTGCATCGATATTTCTGCCAGCTTTATTCTGACTGCTCTCTGCTGACAATAAATTTATAATTATAGTTATATTTATAATAGGAGGGCTACGATCTCGATACTGCCTATATTGTAGGCTATGCGTTGCCCATAGTTTGCCCCTCTGTTGCCCCTCTGTTGCCCTTATTAAAAAAACTATATCGATATATACACAATCGTAGCGATCAAAATTGCCCCTACGTTGCCCCTGCGTTGCCCCTAGTTTGCCCTGACAAAAATAGTCCGATCTCAATATATAAAATCTCTATATGGTATAAGTATATAGGAGGATAATATGCAAAAATATGTAATTATTGATACAGAAACTACTGGACTGGATGCAGAGAAACATGAGATCGTATCTTTTGGAGGTATAGTACTCATAGATCATAAGATCGTAGAGACTATAGAGATCAAGATAAAACCTGCTCATATAGATACTGCAGATCAAAAAGCTCTAGAGATTAATGGATACTCTCCAGATAAATGGCAGTATGCTAACACTCAAAAAGAGGGAGCATATAAGATAGCAGAGTTCATCGAGCGACATCGAGATAAGATCTTTGCTGGGCATAATCTCCAGTTCGATATAAAATTTATTCAAGCTCTCGGAAAAAATCAAAATGTTTACATGTCTATACCTGCTATGTATCCTTATATAGATACCAGAGATCTTTGTAGATCTATGCTATCAGGATATGGGCTAGCCAGCATGTCTCTAGATAACATCTGCGCATTTTTGGGATGGCATAGAAGAGCATCACACACTGCACTATCGGACTGCGAAGACTGCGCAAAAATAATTATCAATTTTTGCCCTCCTACTCCTAAAATTTTGGTTAGATTATCTACAATGAAATTATTAAGAAATTTTAGGAGTTTAATCTATGCCACAAATAAACAGAGTTAGTACTACCTCGTCAGTATTAGGAATAAATACCTCTTTCAATCCTGTAAAAGTAATGCCCATAAATATGGATATGTTCCCTCAATCCCAACCATTCGAGGGATATGTATCGCTTATTGTAGTACAAGTATCTAATATTTCATCTGCTACTACTCTTACATTGAGACTATGTAAGGATTCTGCAGGAGATTCGATGGTTATTACCGATACTGCCTCTGTAATCTCTACTGGTCTTACTACTGCCACGAAAGGATCTGCGATCTTCGCATTAAATAGCTATTGCAAGCTAGGATCGGCAGGAGATGGGAATCTATTCGCTTTTTGCAAAGTAAATAATGGATCTCTAGATGTAGATTATATAGAGATAGTCTACGAGGGAGCGAGATAATGGCAATAGCACAAATAATAAATCCTACTACTGGAGGTACAGTAGCAGGAGGAGGAGGAGGAGGATCAGCTATGAAAACTGATAATTTGACAAGTCAAGTAGATGGATCAAATGTTACTTTTGCGACATCCGAAAACTATGTACAAGATAGCCTGCAAGTATACTATAATGGGATCTTGCAGATTATCGGAGAGGGTATCTATTACATATCCTCTAACCAGTTTGGATTTTCTGTAGCTCCATCAGGAGCAGATAAAGTAGTAGCTATCTATTCTATCCAGTTATAATTTTTTACATAAAATAAAATAAGGGATCTAGAAATCTAGATCCCTTATTAGTTTATTGGAAAATTATGACTACAAAATAATTACGCAATGTACCATACTTTTACTTTATCGTTACTAGCAGGAGCAGATCCGAATGTAATTTGCCCTACTCCGTTAGTTCCTCCAGTAAGAGATACAGAATATTCGTCGCTAGAAGCTGGGGAAAGTACTTGATCCATAGCCAAACCGTTCTTATACACTACAATTTGAGAAAATTTGGCTTTTAAGGGATTTCCGAGATCAAAAGATGTAAGAGATCCATTAGGAGATAAAGATAACCAGTAAGATGCTACATTTAAGCCGATGTTTTGAGATCCATCGAGATAGATATAGCTACCGTCTACTTTAGCTTGCAAAGATCCGCTATTATTAAATACCCCTTGGCCTAAGCTCAATTTATCAGCAGTAATCGATCCTGCAAGTTTTGCATTAGTAACTGCACTATCTGCGATCTTTGCAGTAGATACTGCGCTATCTTGAATCTTGCCAGTAGCTACAGACAAGTTACCCAATTTAACATTAGTAACTGCACCATCTGCGATCTTTGCCTCTGCTACTGCACCATCTGCCAATTTTACTCCTACTACAGATCCGTCTACGATCTTACTAGATGTAACTGCTCCATCGCTCAATTGTACAGATCCTACTGCAGAGTTAGCGATTTTTGCGCTAGTAACTTGCAAAGCTCCGATAGTACGAGTAACAATAGCATTATCGGCTATTTGAGTAGCAGTAACTGCCTCATCTGCCAATTTTGCAGTGGTAACTGCTTGATCTGCTAATTCACTTGTATAGATACCTCCAGCTTTTACAGAGATAGCATTGCTTGCAATTTCTAACATCGCAGAGTTTACATTAACTGCCATATTTGAAGAGCTTGCAGATCCGTTATAGCTGGTAAAAGAGATCGCTCCTGATGCACTAGCAGAGAGAGAGAATAGGCTTGACCCCAAAGATACGCCTGAAATTGTAGAGTTTTGCAATTTTGCATTAGTAACTGCATTATTTGCGATCTTTTGTGTGGATACTGCACTATCTGCGAGTTTATTAGTATCTACTGCGAGATCTTTTAATTGTAACTGGTCTGCAGAAATCTCGATAGTTACTCCATCCACTTCTACATCTAACTGATTACCAGTTTTTGATAATGCTGCTCCTGCTACGATGTTACTAGCTCCATTGAATTGTACGAATGTGATAGCAGTAGATCCTACAGTTACAGCAGAGTTAGTACAAGTAAAACCTACCTGAGCATTTACAGATCCTGATTGTACGAATACTGCAGAGGATGGAAATTCTGCGTCTGCATTCATATCTTCAGATCTGCTCCAAGTAGTAGCAGATACAATATAAATACCGTTTTCTTTTCCATCAGTTTGATCTTTTACCAATACACGATCGCCAGCGATAAGAGCGATACCGTCTACAGTTTGAGTACCTGATAATGTAAGATTAGCAGTAGATGCGGCTTTTACAGGTTGTTTCCAAGAGATGCCAGCTACGAGATTATCTACATATCCCTTATTTACTGCCTCTGTTGATTGAGTAGGACTATTCTTGACTCGTAAAGATCCGCTAGAAAAATCGAATGTTCCAGTAAGATCTAACTTGCCTGCGGGAATAGTTGTATTTTGAATTTGCGATCCGGTAATTTGTACTGACATATTTATTCTCCATTATGATGATGATTATAGTTATTATTGATTTTGGTATCAGTAGATAGCAGTAGTATTATAGTGTATGGAGATCATACTGTCTATCATCTATCTGACTATCTACTGACAATGTTTTGTTTATTTTGAGGGAGCGATCCTTAAAAATTTGCTTTTTATATCTTGCACTATTGTATTTACCCCATCTAGTTTCTGTTCTACTAGAGCCATGCGCTTATCTATATCGTTGATTTCTGCTACGAGCTCCTTGCGAGTATCTTCCTCTTTTTTTTGATACTCTGCGATCACTCTATCATAGCGATCTCTTATATCTCTCTCTCTAATCTCTGCTTTTTGCTCTCTCTCATCTGCTCGCCTCTGCTGCTCCTTATACTGATACCACAAAAAGCCAGCGAATGCGACATTCGAGCCTCCAGATAGAAATAATTGTAGAATATCCTGTTCCATATTATTCCCCTCCTAGCAAAAGAGTATAAGTAAACTTTTTATATCCAGTCCTAGATACTTGTAACTCGCATAACTCCATAAACTCTGCGAAATCGTCAGGATCTGCGAAAACTTGACACCCAGCAGAATAATTCTCAATCGTCTTACTCTCTTTATGTGCAGATGCTCTATGGATATTTATCCCAAAATATCCGAGATGCTCTAGCCCCTCATAGTCTGCTTTACCATCCTTGTTACTATCTCTCCATACTGCTACTTCCGATCCTCTCTGCACTAGAGCTTTATATGTATCTCTATGTAGTCCGATGATGTGAGATCCTCGATATTGGCGATTATGTACTAATATTGCAGTGTTATCTTTCTCTAGATATGTTTTTCCTGCATCTGTAGTAATTTTATATTTTCGCCATTTCCACATTCCAGCTATTTTATAGACTACATGTAGCTCATCATCGAAGATATTTGGGCTATTTTCAGGATTTCTAACACCGATAATATTTAGATCGTAGTCTTTAGTCTCAAAAACTGCGAATCCCATATCTTTTACTTTTTGGAGGATACTAGGGTATCCAGTGAAATCTACTAACATTTTTTATTCTCCTATCCATAAGGGTACATAATCCCTATAGATAGTATACAACGAGATTCAGAGGGCATCCACCTGTTAGATAACACCATTCCTCTCCTGTGTGAATATGTTTTATTTATTCCCTCGCTTAATCCGTATATTTGACTAGAGGTTATTTCTACGATATCACCTGCTACCAAAACTGCATGTTTTTCCGTTACAGAAATTGTCAGATTTTCATACGGCTTACTATCCCATACTGCTAGTCTTTTTATATCAGTTTGAGCTTTTACGAGCTGGCTAGGATTATCTATGCGATATATAAGAGATAGATCTCTCTCGATAACTTGATCTGCTGGATATATGAGAGGAGATCTAGCAGAGGTATAACTATCTAACTTTCCTGCTACAGTATCATAATACACTATTCTCGATTGTGTATATATCGTATCTTGAGTATCTGCGTATAACTGATGATCTTCGATCTCGATTATATCTATATCTGTAATATGATCTACTACTGTTATATATCCTGCGTTATTGGGATCTTGAGCTACTCGCCATGATAAACTGTTTTGCCTCCAGACTGGGAACATTCCCATATTTAAGATTGCATCCAGAAATGTTCGAATATTTCCTGAATTTTCTATCACTAGATTTATCTCGTGTGTTCCTGTCGATGTAGCCCATACACCATAGTAGCGATCCATATCTGCTTTATCTACCAAATTTGTTTGCCAGTTTATCCCTAACCCCCATGATTTTGGATAATCATCGAATACGCCTTGTGTTCCGTCTCCTGTGGACATTAAGAGCCTTGCAAATACATAGTCTGCTCTACCTCGTAGCCTTGCACACGATACCACAGTATCTCCTGCTTGCAGATGATCATGGCTTATAGTAGATGGATATACTCCAGTAGATACGATATGCAGATAGCCAGCAGGGGCAGAGGTATATGTTTTTGTATCCCATAGCCAGTATACATCGAGATTATGTATACTATCAAACATGTGTATAAGCCCATTTTGTCCAGTTTCCTGCTCAAAAATATCTATATTGTCTAGATAGAGATTCTGCCCAGAGGCATAGTTGAAATTTGTGGTTACTGTGGCTTTTTGCCCTGCGTTATACCAAAATGCATTTTGGTAAGTTATGTTTGTAGCTCTTGATCTCATGATCGTGAGGAAATCACCAAACTGCAGAGTCCATACTCCTCTAGATCCTGATACAGACAAAAGTTGTCCTATCGCTACTCTGTTTTGTATCCCATCTCTAGACATGATAAGCTCTGCGATCGCTCCCTTGACAAGTGAGTTATTAAACACTGGGCGAAGATCCCCATGTATAGTCACAGTAAAAGATCCGAAATCTACACTCCATCTAGATGGAGTAATACGAGTAGAATCGAATACTACATCTGCCTCGCCGATCTTGATCTCTGTACTATATCCGATATATGTACCTTGAGAAAGTTTATATTCTCTGTTTACTGCGAGGAATTTTAGCGAATAAGTAATTATTTTAGCAGGAGCAGAGAGGCTAGTAATAAACTGATTAGACCATGACATATTATTCAAACTCCCCTAATCTTTGGGCAGTATCTGCAGATGGTAGCACAATATCTTGATTACCTCCCCTAAACTTTTTGGGAATCCCGTCTAGCCCTCCTCCTCTTCTGCCTGCTGGTAATGTTCCTGATGCAGTGTATTCTCTTAATAGATTATCTCCGAGAGATACACCAGACTCGCCTTGAGTCTCAGGATGATATGCAAATAATAATGCGTAGTCTACTACAAGTCGTATAGATAGAGAAAATAATCTACCTCCCTCATTCGTTACTATCGACTGTCCTACATCTTCTGCGGGTCTTTTGAGTATCGGGTAGAATCTGTACCACCTTACAAAAGATCTGCCCCCATAAGCAAAATTTAAGCGATTTGCGATAGTAAAAGATCCTCCTCCTCCTCCTGATAGATTCGCTACACTATCTACTTTTGCAGTTTCTTGTATCAGGTTCGGAGGAGGAGTATCTATAGTAACATAATCATCTGTAGCAGGTATAGGAGGAGATCCTAGAGTGATCATATTTGCGAAAGGATTCGCATAGACTGGGATTGTAGTAACTCCTGCAGATAGAGTAGATCTAACTGGAGCACACCATGCTTTATCACTATCTGCAGTAAATGCACAGGAGTAGCCTCTATCTAAATGATTTTGCAAGGCGATAAATTTTATCGCTAGATCTTCTCCCAGTAACATCCGATCTCTCTGTATCGTGACGATTTCCCCCATTTTAGATATCGCTCTAGATCTAGAGCCGTCTAGAGATACTGCATCTACTGCAGAGATCTGCATATCGCTATACATTTCCCCTAGATACTCTCCCATATCTATCTCTACTAACTGCGATCCGTCAGGTTCAGGATAAAAATAAAACTTTGCTGATCCCATTATCTACCTCCAAATAAATTACTGCTAGATAGCCCATACTTGCTATTAAATCTCTGCTCGATCTGTCTTACTAGCCCATCTACCGCATTTCTATCGACTACTGCAGAGTTTATTATTACATTTACTGCCCCTCCTCCTGATTGAGAAAGCTGGCGATCTACCTGCTGGGGTCTTTGCCCTGATTGAGCTACGACAAATTCTCCTCGATGGAGCATCGCTAGCCCTTGATCTTGACCCGTAAATCTTATCCCTCCCTCTGCTCTTGGGATATATCTCCCTCCTGATGCGAAGGACTGTGTAGGAGCGTTATAGGTTACTTGTTTATTAGGATCAAAAAAGTCTATAATATTTTGCCATGCTCGACTGCTAGCTTTTTGCTGATCAGGAGCTTTATCCAAAAAGCTTAGAGAGAATACATTTTTTATACCATCTACAATAAGAGTAAAGAGATTTTTGAAGAGCTGAATAGTACCATCTACAATCGCCTCTGTTAGAGCCGTTGCCACTTTAGGCATAACTGTTATCAATATTTCAGGTAGATACGATAGCCCTATTCTAATGGCATCGATCTGTGCTATCATCTCTGCTTTAAGCTCTTCTGGTGTTTTTTGACCTAGTTGGATAAGAGCTTTTGAGATCGCTCCTGCTACTGGGTTTATAATCCCTATAAGACCTGATATATCTCCAGAGGCTATACTAGATAATGCATCTACACCTTTTCCGACTTTATCTAGACGATCTTGCTTTCTCTTCTCTGCGGTCTGTTTTGCTAGCTCTTCTGTTTTTGCCTTTTCTGCATCTACTTTATCTTGCGCCTGCTTTGCGAGATCGATCTCTTTTTGGAGTTGCTCATCGAGTAGCCTATTAGCCTCGTCTATAAGAGCTTTCTCTACATCTTTAAGGAGGTTAGATGCTCCTGATATATCTGCCAGCTCTCTAGCTTTCGCTAACTGATTCTGTAGATCTAATAATATTTTTTCCTGAGGAGATAATTGTTTTTCAACAGTAGTAGATAGAATATTTTGTAAAGCTATCTGGGCATTAATGGCAGTCTGCGCTTTTTGATCTTGCTCTGCTAGCATCGATTCATATATACGAAGATCCTCTTGTATCTTTTTTTGTCTCTCTGCCTCCTGCTTATCTTGTAGTGCTTTTCGCTCTGCTCTTCTTTTTTCTGCCTCTGCTCTCTTCTTTTCCTCTTCTCTAATTTTAGCTATCTGTAATAAATTATTCTCTAGTTCTCCAGCTTGAGCATTTAATGATTTTGTTTGATTCAGGATTGTATGTAGTCTATCTTTATCTAGTACCAAAGATTCTTGTAGAGGAGCTATCTGTTTTTTTAATGCATTATACTTTTCAGCTTGAGCCTTTTTTTCTGCTTCTGCTCCACCAGTAATAGATAAAGTAGTTTTACTATTTTCAGCATATATTGCCTTTTCTATCGCTAACTGCTCATTTAATAAACTTAGTTGTTTCTCTTGATCAGAGATAGATTGTTTTAATGCAGATATTTGGTCATCATATGTACCTGATATAGCTTGTCTATGTTGCTCTGCTATAGCAGTAGCTTGAGCAGTAGCTAGTTCATATTCCGACATAGATCCAGTAAGTATTGCAAGCTCGTTATTTGACGCATTAAGCTGATCTATATAGGAGGCGAATCTGCTATCAGTTTGAGCTATGATATCATGTTGTTTTTGTATTGCTACAGATAGATCTTCTATCGCTTTTTTTGTCTCTTCTGCTTTTTTCTTTGCCTCCTCCTCTGCCTGATTCCATAAATAGATTGCTCCTGTTACTATACCTACAGTAGCCCCTATAGCGATCATAGCTGGATTTAATCCATTAGCGAGGATCTGCCCAAAACCATCTGCTAGCGATGATCCATCGGCTATTATAGTAAACATCCCTTGTAGCTCTGGAGATACTGCCCCTACTCCTGATGCCATAGCACCAAAACCAGATCCCAATTTTGCTACTTTTTCCGTAGAGTTAGATATAGCTTCACTCATATTATGAGTATTTTGTTCTACTTTTTGCATAGCATTATCTACTTTTTGCGCAGATCTAGCGATGTTATCTAGACCTTGTACAGATCGATCTCCTCCAGTCTTTATAGCAGATAATGCTCCCTCTAGCTCTTTTGTGGATTGTGTTAGATCATCCATACTATGAGCAGAGATCTCTGCCTTTTTACCGACATTAGATAGATCTGACTGCGCAGATTTACTATCTATCTTCAGTACATATTGTACTACACTATCTGCCATATATCCTCCTAGATTTATCTCAATATATCACAGTATATCTATAATGTCAGATACAGATAGTACTGGCATGATTCCTGATTTTTTGTATTTTTTGAGAGTTCTAGAAAGCCTCTCTCCTCTAGTGTGCATACACTGGAGACAAAAAATAAGATCCTCCCATGATAATGCTCGTATCTCTGCAGGAGTCTTACCATAACTGCGAGCGATGGTATCTATGATATGTAGATAGTCCGTATCATCGGCGAAAGGTGGCAATCCTCTCTAGAGCCTCCTGATGCCCTCTCATGGCTTTATCTAGGATAGACTGGCGATCTTGACTAGATAGAGATCCTACCCATAGCAGATTATTTTGATGATCGGCTTGATCCTGATGCATTACTATCTTTATGCGCTCGAATGTATCACTATCTGCAGATCTAGCCTGCATAATGGAATTGCAAATTGTTAGATCTTGTTGCTCTGCAATTTTTGTAACTTGTTCAGGTCGCAGTTTTGCAAGCATGGAATAGGCTTGATCTATATCTTGTTCCGATGGGTTATCTTTAAGGGAGCTGGAGATCTTTTGTATCTGATCTACTTGAGACATTAAGCCCCTCATAAGTAGGGAGGTGGCTAGAGATGCCTGCTCTATCTGTGCTGGTGATAGGATCTTTCCTCGAATAATCATGAGTCCATTAAATATAGGGATCTCGTAGTATGTAGTATCGTTTATATCTTTCAATAAATCTTTGAGCATAATATTTCCTGTGTAATCGTTATTTTCCATATATATTCTATCTTCTATCTAACTATCTGCAAAAATAATTTATTTTTTTTATTATTTTTCTTGACGCTTGTATATATAAGTGATATATATAAGTATATAGATAATAAAATCTATAGTAAATAATAAACGGAGTACAGAATGATTCTAAATTATGAACAAATACAACAAAAATTATCAATATTAAATATATCTCCAGTATATTCAAATTCAGTAAGATATATGTCTTATGGTAAAAATGGAGGAGAATCAGTATATACGATTGAATTATACTTTTCAAAATATTCTCAAAAATGGGATCTTCGAATAATAGAAGAGTAATAGAAGATTAATAAAATAACGGAGTAAATATGAATAGATTATATGTAAACGGATTGATTTGGCATTTCACCAGTAAAGAAACTATATCCGATGCAGTAGCAGAATGTATTGCAGAGGGTATATGGGATACAGATCAATCTGCAGAATGTGAGTTATGTAACGAGATAGATCAAACTATAGAATATAATAAAACTTATAAAGTACAGCCTAAATTTCAAGAAATAGAAATTACTGTAGACGGAAAGATATTCTGCTGGTGTGACATTCGTAAATTAGAAACATGTTTGCAAGATGCAAGAAATCACTACACAGGTTCTTTTATCACATGGCGATATTGCTAATCAACATACATTATCGGAGTCTACAATAATAAGTAGACTCCATCTAACTAAAAAATAAATGGAGTAACAAAATGAAATTAGAATTTACAAAAATCGCTCAATATATTCCTCTATCAATAATTCAAAAAATTATAGCAGAGAATAATAATAAATATACAGATACTATCTATGTATCATATACAGGATCTAATACTCGTAAAGATATACAAGATAAAAATAACTATATTATATCTGATGAGCTCAGTACTTGGGATCAGATTATCTACTGCGAAAAAAGAACAGATAGCACTGGCTATACAATGTATGATAACAGAGAGAATATAAAGTTTCGTATTTCAGAGGCTACAAATTCTGCATGGTATCAAAATAATATAGGAGTCATTTTATGACTAGAAAACAATTAGAAATTATTTTAATCGGTGAAATTGTAATTATTTCTCTACTGCTACTACACATCTGCAGTATCGGTATAACAAAGTTTTATTATCTTATGGGAGGATCGCTATGAGTTTTTCATACGAACATAAATCTCCTGATCAGATGACTGCACAAGAGAGAGCTATACAATTAATCTCTGTAAGACTATTCTCTATATCGCTATACAGAGAGATTATAGAGCAGTATAGAGCGATAATAAGAGGAGAGGATACAGAAAAAATAAAAGAGACATATTATCCTAGCAAAGATCGTCAATGGTTTATAGATGTACTCTGGGAATGTGGAGAGGGTGTAAGATGAGATCATATCCATATAAAGCGCATAGAATAATGGCAGTAAAATGTAAACACGATCTAATATATTATCAGGTCGAGGGAATACGAGTAAATAAAAGAGCAAAAGAAGAACCTCTACTGCGCTCTATTAGAGATGCAAAAGAGTATATAGATAGTGAGATAGATAGAGGATTTACAGTATATGCTATCGTAGCTCCATTTATCTATACTGATGATATTGGCATGATCATCTGTAAAAATAATAGTGTTTTACACCAGTTATATATCTCATACGAAAAAGCAGAAGAGATACTAGAGACTCTCCCTAACAAATTAAACTTTAGGATCGTAAAGTTACAAATAAAATAAATAAAAAAGATCCGACTATAAACGGAGTAGAATCTAGTCGGATCAATTTTTTTGTGGTGTAAAAAATATTATATATTAATATAACGCACTACTATTAGCATTTGCGATCTCAATTGTCAAGCCAGCATTAACACTAGATGCATATCCTCGCAAAGTAAATGTACGCTCTACTCTACCGAAAGCAGTTATATTATCTGTATATCCCTCGATTGTAGCAGAGTTTAATGTAAATTTGATATGATGGTTACTATCTGCAGATCGTGTAAACTGTATATATACATCTCCTGCGTTACCTGCTAGAGAATCTGCATAAAGAGAGTTATCTGTA